TTAAAATTTTTTCATTACTCCAAAATTAGGTTCAAAGAACACTATATAATTATCTATTTCAAATAGAACTCCATATTTCTCTTTATAATGCTGTATAGATGATTCTAAAAAATCCTCCGTAACCTCTAAATACTCAGCCATTTCATAACGATTTTTAGTACCGGCATTGAAAGCATTAATAATGTCAATAATACCAACTAATTTTTCATATCCCCAATTTCTTGCTCTTTTTTCTTGTTTTAAATTAGATATATTAGAATTGTCTAGTATATTACCACTTGAGGTATAATGATGACCTAGTTCTTCTGCAAGAATGCATCGTTTTTCTTTTAATGTCTCTATGTTTTTATCCAATGCTATTACATTATCTCCATACAACCCTTTGCATTTACCTTTAAATTTCATTTCAACAACTTTTACCCCCTGGCTTTCAGCTTCATATAAAAGTTTATTATACGTCATATGAATCCCCCATTTTGTCTATTTTTTCTTTTTGGATATTATAAATTTTATGAAATTCTCTATATCTTCTACATCCTCATCTGTAAATTCTTCCCCTTCAAAATGTGCAGCCAAAGTTTTAATTTTATTTTCTTGTTTTTCAGGTTGATTAACTTCTTCAATCCCATATTCCTCAGTAGCTTCTTTTACCATGTTGTATACCTTTTTTACAGAATCAAGTGTCATATCCAATTTTTCTTCTGTGTTAAGCAAAAAGTCGGTTGAAACACTAAAAAATTCTGCTATTTTAATTAATACTTCATAACTGGGCTTTCGGGCATTAGTTTCATACATTCCTACCATAGAAGTAGTAACTCCTATGTTTTTCCCTAATTCTTCTTGTGTTATATTTTTACTCTTTCTTAATTTTTTTATTTTATCTCCTAACAAAGTAATCACCTCAAATATATTATTAACACTATTAGTATTATAACCTGTAGTTGTAATAATATCAATACAACTAATAGTGATAATTGAAGCTATAAGAAGCAATAGAAAGGAAATAGCACTTAATTTCTCACTAATGGTTATAATTGCATTTGATTCCTATAACTGTTAGTTGTAATATATACATAAAGCAAATTGAAACGAGGTGATAGATTTGGCAAACCACATTACAACTTTGCGAAAGAAAGCAGGATTTGATACAGCCAAAGAAGCTGCAAAGGCTTTAAATATAAGTAATGGTATGATGTATCAGATGGAAGGTGGATATAAGACCCCAGGTTCACAGTTAGCAATTAAAATGTCCAAGCAGTTTAATTGTACATTAGAAGATATTTTTTTACCTTTTAATACAACTAAGAGTTGTATTAGATCATAAAAAGATGAAAGGTTGAGATTAAAATGGACAAACTTTTAACTAAAAAGGAGCTAGCTGAAAGATGGCAGGTTGCAGAAAAAACGATTGACAACTGGAGGGAAAATGGCGTTTTAACACCGTGCAGTGGTATACCAGCTATAAGATTTAGCTTACAACATATAGCAGAACTAGAAGGAACTAAAGTGGAAAAATTTTCTCCAATAGAAAGAAGAAGGCTTGAAATAGAAAATGAAAAGTTAAAGCAAGAAAATGAAAAGTTAAAAGGAATATTAGCAAATGTTTTATCTGAAGTATCTAAGATTATTAATTCATAGGGGGTAACAAGATGAAAAAGATAAATTTAACTATAGAAAATGGACAACCTGTAACAACAGAAATAAAACCAGTAGAAATAGGAGGAAAAAGAGTTTTAACAACGGAGCAACTAGCAGAGATATATCAAACAGATATAAATAACATACAAGTTAATTTCAAAAATCATAAAGGTAAATTTACAGAAGGAAAACATTTTTACCTTTTACAAGGTGAGAAATTAAAAGAATTTAAGAACCATCTTAATAATATTCAGTTGGTTGGAAAAAGGGCTTCAAGTTTATACCTATGGACAGAAAGAGGAGCCAATAGACATTGCAAAATCCTTGATACTGACAAGGCATGGGAACAATTCGACAACTTAGAGGAAACATATTTTAGAGTTAAAGAAATAAACCCATATAAAGGATTATCCAAAGAGGTACAAGCTATATTTGCAATAGATAAGAAAACACAAGAAATAGAAAAGAAATTAACAGGAATTACAGACAAATTTGAAGAGTTGCCTTTATTTACTGTAGATAGTAAAGAACTAAGTAAAGTGGCTAATAGGGTAGTAGTAAAGTTTTTAGGTGGTAAGGGAACCCCAGCATATAAAGAGTTAAAGAGAAAAGTATATTCAGATTTATACAGACAACTTTGGAGGGAATTTGATGTAACAAGTTGTGCGGCAATAAAAAGAAAAGATTTAGAAGAAGCTAAGAAAATTATAAGTGAATATAAGTTACCAAGAGCATTAGCAAATGAAATTCAAACATTAAATAATCAAGTTAGTTTTTAGGAGGGTGGTAACAGTGAAATGTCCAAAGTGTAATAAGGAAACCAATGGTATTAATTTTTGTATGCAATGTGGAGCTAAATTAAATAAAACATGTAAAGAGTGCTGGATGAAGAATAGGCAGCCATATAACTGTGGCTTTGAAAAATGTCCAGGCTATAAGCTACCTATTATTGAAAAATTAAAGTCCTAAAGATTTTTTTATAGTTTCAGAAGTTACATCTACAAATATATCTCTTATACCTTCAGCAGTATATGTAGCAGCTTTACCTAAGAATTTCTTAAATCTAACTACAGCAACTTTAGTCTTAGGTGTAGGAGATTCAACTAGTAAATCTGGAAGAGATTCAGAAAATTGTTGTTTTTCAATTTGACTTAAATTTTCGTCCTCATTTATTAATAATCTAGCTGATTCTAGTGCAGATTTAGTCCAAGGATATGGTTGACCACAATTATAACAATAAGCTGGTGTAGTATGCATTGTTGAACCAAGATAACATACAGTATCAGATTCATAATCACCACGAATATTAGCACTACAATTTGGACAAGATATTATAGTTTTAGAACCACATTTAGTGCAAAATTTTTCACGAAACTGAGGAGTTGTATCATAGCTATCAGTTACAATATGACCGTTTAAACATATTTGAGCAATGCGATAAGAACCCATTAAAACACCCCCTTCCAACAAAATTTTACCACAAAGGGGACAAACAGTAAAAGGAGGATTACAAATGAATAAAAAAATAAGAACAACAGATTTAAATTTAAATGTTTCTACAGGAACAATGCTTTATGTGGATATAGATATTTTTAGGTTCTCATACGATCAAGAAATATTTAATTTAACTATTAAAATACTCGATGGAGAGAATTATGAATTTTTCGAAGAAGTTGATTTACCAGAAGATGAGGTCATTGTAGATCATAATGATTTGAAAATATTTGCCCTAAATTGGATATTTAAAAATGTTGAGGTAGTAAAGGAGATTTAAAATGCTAAGAAAGTTATTAAAAGAAAGGGGAATCAATTTAACAAAAGAAGAGTTCGCAATTATATGCGAAATAACAACAGATGATATTAAATTCAACAGGCTTAGCTTTAAAAAGTGTACAGGCTTGAATTATGTATTATATATTGCAATAAGAAGTGCAAGTATTTTTAAAAGATGTGCATAGAAAGAAGGTGTAAAAGATGAATGAAAATTGGTGCACATTAGCAATAGCAGTTCTTTACGAAAGACCTTGTACGATAGAGCAGGCATTTGAATTATATAACAAAGGTAAGTTTGCTAAAAATAGAAAAAAGTCTAAAGAAGATTTAGAAGATATGGTTAAATTAAGAGAATTTTTATCACTTGAAGAAATAGCAGAAATATATGGCAGTAGTGAGAGCTCTGTATGCCAAATAATAAATAAATTTAAAAAGAAAAAAATAGCTCCCTGCCAGGAGCCGAACAATTAAATTAACATTCTAAAAATAGTATATGAAAGATTGGAGGATTTGTAAAGATGAAACAAGCTGTAATAGCACTATTAACAATAACTATAAATAGATATTCTAAAGTTGATGCACACATATTATCACAGAAAGATGTTATCAACGATTTAACTAATATTTTAGATTATATAGAAGATTTTAAAGAAAAGAGCATAGATCAATCTATAACTAGCAATGCTCTAGAAATAATGCAATTAAAAAAATATATAAAAGAGCTTGAAGATGAAAATAAAAGGCTAAAAGAGGGTAGAATTTATGTCTAAAAAATATTATTGGCTTAAATTACAAGATAATTTCTTTGATAGAGAAGAAATTAAGATAGTTGAAAATATGCCAAATGGTAAGGAGTATATAATTTTTTATATGAAATTATTACTTAAGAGCATTAAAACGGAAGGTAAATTGAAGTTTAGAGAAATTATACCCTATACCCCTGAAATGTTAAGTCATGTAACTGGAACGAACATAGATACAGTTATAAATGCAATAGATTTATTTTCAAGGTTACAGCTAATGGAGAAATGGGATGATGGGACTTTATTTATGGCTGAAACAAAAAATATGATAGGCAGTGAAAGTAAATGGGCAGAAATAAAGAGAAAACAAAGAAATGCTAAAAAAGAATTAAAGCCACCGTTGGACAATGTCCCTTCTTTGTCCGCAGAATGTCCGACAGAGATAGATATAGAGAAAGAGATAGATAAAGATAAAGATATAGAGTTAGAGAAAGATATAGATATAGATAATATAAGAATAAATTGGAAAGATATTTTAACAGTGTGGAATAACTTACCTAAACCTATAAAGCCTATAAGAAGTGTAACCAAACAAAGAAAAGATAAAATAAAAGCTAGAATTAATAGCTTAAAGTTAAAGGAAGAAGATGTTTTAAAAGCTATAGGAAATATAAGAAACAGTAGATTTTGTCAAGGGCAAAATGATAGGAATTGGATTATAGAGTTTGATTGGCTATTCCAAGATGATACAAGATTTACAAAAGTATTTGAAAACAAATATGTAGATAAGGAGGGCAAGAATGGATATACAGAAAATAATACAGGAAATAAGGAACAATACGACTTCTCAAGCTATTAATTATAATTGCCCTATTTGTAGAGATACAACCTGGATAGAAAATGAAGAAGGCTTTAAAAGATGCAAGTGTTATGGAAAAGAAAGATTAAACAAAATGTGGAAAGCCTTTGGAGTTAATCCCGAAGATGTAAAAAATATAAGTGAATACAGAGTATACGATGAAAAAACAAAATTAGCAAAGGAAAAAGCTGAAATATATATAAAAAACTTTTCTCAAATTCAGAATACACAAGAAAATAGTTTTGGATTATTTGGACAACCAGGGGCAGGAAAAAGTCATATTGTAATAGCTATAGGTGCAGCATTGTTAAATAATGGAGTACAAACTGTATATATGCCTTATCTTGAAGCTACAAGAGAGCTTAAAGCAAATGTCAATGATGATGAATACTATCTAAGACTTTCAGATAGATACAAAAAAGCGGAGTTGCTTATCATTGATGATTTATTCAAAGATAAGATAAGAAATGGAAAGTTAATACAAGGTACATGCATAACAGAAGCTGACATGAAACATGTGTATCCAGTTCTTAATTATAGATATTTTAATAAATTACCTATACTTTTCAGTAGTGAATGCACACCAGAAATATTAGTAGAACTTGATGGAGCACTAGCAGGCAGAATTATAGAAACATGTGAACCGTATATGACTATTTTTAGAGATAAGCGGTACAACTACAGAATGAGAAAATTTGTTTAGAGGAGGATAAATAAATGACAGATATAAAACTATTTGAAAGATGGGTTAAAAATGCTTTAAAGAACACCTTTGTATTTAATCCGTATAAAGAATTTTTTATAGTAATAGATGGTTACACAGGATTCAAGATACCAAATAAATTTAGTAGTTACAAGAAAGTAATAAAAAAGCAAACATTCCAAAGTTTAAAAAGTGGATTTTGTGTTAAAAATGGAGAATTAAAAAAGTGGGACAGTTTAAATGCATTAAAACACTTTGATATGGCTAATAAAACAAAGGCTACAATGCTACCTTTTGTATATGAAAAGAGCGATAAAATGCAAATATTTAAAGCAAATAATGACTTGATATTTATAAATAAAGAGTTATTAAAGAATATAAATATTGAGAACTATGAGATTTATGCTGAAAGTCCTGTAACACCTTTAGTATTTAAAAGTCAGGACATAACATATATAACACTACCAATTATGATGAATGGGTTTAGATATACCATAGAAGAAAATAAGGAGAGCCAAGATGCATTTAATGATTTTAGATAAAGAAGAAACATTACCAGAAGAACTCTTAAAGCTACAGGAAGAATTTAAGGAAGTTAAGCAAGCAATTATAGAATTATAGCAAATGATAAAGAAAACACTACTGAAGAGATATTAGACCTAATACAAGTAAGCGTAGGAATGCTGTATACAAAACAAAAAACAGAGAATATGGACTTAGAAAAAGAAATAAATAAACACAATAGAAAGTTGCTAGAAAGAGGATGGAAGAATAGAGGAAAGATTATTATAAAAATTAATTCGTAATTTGAAATAAAAATGTGAAGTTAAAAAATGAAAGTGAGGAAGTTAATATGAATAATTTAGAAAATAGTATAAAGGATTGTATTACAAAGGAGATTGAAAAAGGGATTATAGAAAAAGTAATTGCAGAACAATTAGAAAAGTGCATTGAAAAATCAATAAGTGATATGTTTAGTTGGGGTGGAGATGTAAAAAAAGTTGTAGAAGAAAAAGTAAAATCAGTTATGATTCCATATTTAGAAAACTATGATTACTCACAATACATTGTTAAGCTAGATAGTGTATTAACTGATGTATTAAAAAGTAGTACCTTAGAAAATAGAAATTTACTTGAAAATTTTAAGAATTTAATGGTAAGCGAAGATGGTTCAAGAGAGTTAAAAATAAGCGATATTTTCTCAAAGTGGAATGAATATTGTAAGGCTGAAATTGATAATGATGAATTAGATTTTGATTGCGGTAGTGCATATATTACTACAAGTTTTGATGTTGAAGAAGTTAGTGAAACATGGAGCAGTTATAAAACATTTATGGTTAGATTTGAATGTGAAGAAGATGAAAAGTTAAAATTTGAATTTAGCATACATGCATGGAAACCAGAAGAAGGTAGTAAATATACTAGTCAATATATGAAAACTACAGATTTAAGAAGTTTAAGATATTTAAATGATTTTGAAATACTTATGATGAGAATAAGTGAAGGTTATGAAAATATAATCTTAGATAGTGAAGGGGATAGTGAAGATATATTTATAGAATATGAAGAATAATACACAATTTGAAATAAATGTGAAGTTGCGGAGTGATTAAACTGACAAAACAATTAGAAGTTAAAGATTTAAAGGAATTTATTGAAGATTTACCAGATAACATGAAAGTTTATATAACAAGCAAAGATGATATGCCAGTAAGAATACTTACAGGGGTTGAATGGGAAGAACGAACTGGATATTATTCAGAGTTATATTTAGAAACAGAAGAATGCGGTTCCAATCAAGAAAAATTATATTAATTCATGATAAAGATAAAGTATTATTGGTTTAAATGAACTGAATGATAGTTTGAATGATTAGCGAGGTGAATTATGAAAATAAATTATTATGAAAATAATTTTGGGAATATGCAAAAAATAATAAAAGAGTTAGTAAATAATGACTGCTTAACACTAGCAAATAAATGTAAAGAACTTGAAAAAGAATTTTTAGGATTTGGAAAAACGATAGATGAAATTAAAGAATATATAACTAAAGAAGAATTTCGAAAAAATACTGAAATGGATCTAGCTAATAATATAAAGTTAATTGAGAGAGAAGTGAACGGAGAATGTTATTTAGAAAGTTTGAAGAGATGTGGAGAAAGAGAAATACTAAATTTTTTAAAAAATATGGGATAAAGTATCAACACAACATGACTTTAAAACAAGTATTAAATGAAATAAAGAGGTTAGAAAAATGAAAATAGGAGAATTAGAAATGCACTGTGGAAACTGTAAAATAATAGACCATTGTGGGGAGACATATTCGGACATTTGTATATGTACTGAATCAAGATTTAAGAATGTAGATGAAACTAAATTTTTAAAGCTAATAGAAGTATCTCGAAGAAAGACTAAAAAGGCAAGAATTAAAGATGTTTATAAAAAATTAAAATCGGATGAACTCATGAAAGGGTGGTAGAAATGAAATTTCATATGATTCCTTTGAGATATGAAGAAAGTAAAAAAGCAGAATTTGACGATATTAGAGGCTATGATGTTATTGGAGCAAATGGAGCTACTTATTGTAAAGATGTAGGAAGTGCTGAAGCTGAATTCATATGTAGATCAGTGAATAACATGGAAGAACGAATAGAGAAAGCTTTTGCTATAGCTAATAATGCTATTTATTTCAATGATAGAAGTGATTATTTATCAGCATTATATGAGATTTGTAAAGCACTTAATCCTAATTTGGAAGATGGATTAATAGGAAATGAATATATTGAAGAATAAATTAGAATACAAAAGTATATCCATGAATGAAATTAAGGTGAGGTAGTAAATATATGTATGTTAGAAGAGGAAATGTTGCTAGTGTAGTATGGAAAATAAGAGAAGAATCAAAAGGAATAGTGACATATAAATTGCTAGTAGAAATTGATGATTTAATGATTGATTTTATTATAAAAACTTTTCCAATAGAAGAGGATCCTTATATAGAATGGGGTGATCCAATATTGTTATAAAAAGTTCGTAATTCAAAGAAATTGTATTTTAGAAAGAGGGTAAAAAGTTGGATAAAAAAATAAAGTGTGATTTGTGTGATAAGACAATATTTTATAATAGCAGTATTCCAATGATAAACAAAATAAACAAAAATACCATGGATATTTGTAAAGAATGTTTTGATGAATTTTTTAATAAGTCAGGTTCGAATAAATAACATGAAATTATTGTGTATTATTTGAAAGGAGAAAGTATGGATATAAAGATTGTTGAGAAGATAAAAAAACTCTTAGCTCTAAGTGAAAGCAGTAATGAACATGAAGCTAAAGTTTCATTGCTTAAAGCTCAAGAATTACTTGCCAAGCATAAACTTTCTTTAAAGGAAGTTAAAGAATTTAAGATATATAATAATTCAATTAAAGAGAAAGTAAGTACAGTATCATTTACTAAGGCTAAATGGAAAGCTGAATTAGCCAGGGTAATAGCTGATAATTTTGGGTGCTACTATTATTTTAAAACAAGAAGGTCTCATACAATTGCATTTTTCGGAAGAGAAGAAGACACGCTTGTATGCAATATAGTATTAGAGTATGCGGTGGATTGTATCAACAGCTCGGTAAGAAAATTGAGATATCGATATTCAAGAGATGGATATAGTACCAAAGGACTTGAAAATGATTATGCATTAGGTTTTATTAAAGGGTTAAATAAAATGTTTGAAGAACAAAAGAGATCTAATCAAGAGTGGGGGTTAGTCCTCGTTAAGGATGAAGAAGTAGTTGAAGCACATGAAAACATAAAGTTTAAAGGTTCCGTAGATACAAAAACTCAATTTGAAGGATACTCAGAGGTTTATGATCAAGGATATAAAGACGGAGAAGATTTTAGTATTTCAGATAAAATTGCTGAAGGGGAAACTGAAGAACAATTAGCTTTAGTTTCAGGCAAAATAAGCATCTAAAGTCACAATTCAAAGATAAGGTTTAGGAATGAAATAAATGAAAGAGAATCTAATAAATAATAGGAGGCCAATATGAATAATAATTTTAGAAAATTATTAAATGGAAATTGTATTGAAAAAATATTTCATTTAAAAAACAGAATAATGGAACGCATAAAAATTGGAGAATATGAGTTATCTATTCAAGCTTCAAAATTTCATTATTGTACACCAAGAAAGACAATTACTGATTTATATAAATATAAAGAAATGGAAGTAGCAATATTTAATAAGGATGCATGGGTTGATTTAGAAGAAGATATCTTTTTTAATAACTGGAAACATAGAAATAAATTTTTACAGTTATATGATGGAATGGTTGCAGGGTATGTACCTATAGATATAATACAGAGCCTTTACAACTATATAAAAGATAATATGAATAAAAAGCAAATTAAATATAAAAAAAGAGTTATAAATAGACAGAAGCTATATGAAAAAAGAAAGAAATTAGGAAGACTATAAATTATAATTTGAGAAATAAAAGTAAATAGGTGTAAGGATTGAAATGTATATTCTTGCACCTTAACTGTACTAGTGTATTAGAACTATATAACATTAAGAAAGGGTGTTATAAGTGGCTAAAAAACAGATAGAAAATGTCTTGATTGATGGTCAGGTAAGTATTTGGGATATAGATAAAAATATTAAGAAAAGTAATGATAAACCAGTTATAAAATTAGAAAATAAAGAAATAAAAATAAATAATATTGAGCAAGGCAAAATCATAGCAAAGTATAAAACATATGAGAATTTAAATAGAATAATAGGATATGCTGGTGGAGCTTTAGGGATTGAAATTAAATATAAAGATAGATTTGAAACAATTTATGTAAATAAAAAAGGTGAAGAAGAATTTGTAATTAAGAAAAAATCAAGTGTTCTGCCTTGGGATAAGATTATTTATTTCAGAGAAGATTTAAAAATAAATAACATACAGAAAGAAAAAATAGAGAAAATAAAAGGACAGGCTCTAAAAAGACCAGGAGACGAAAATATAATTTTTAATCAAGGCAATAAAGTAATAAGTGTAATAGAAAATGGATGGGTATTAGAGTATGACAACATAAAGATAGCAGAGCTAGAAAAGTATAAAAAAATAAATGCAGATAGTATGGATCAAGATTTTAAAAAAACTTTAAAGCTAGGTAATATAGTTGAAACAGAATATAAAGATGAAATTATACAGGGAAAAGTAGTTCACATTTATAACAACGGACACACTTGTAACATAATTGAGAGAAATAGATATATACCTATTCCAGTATGCGGGATTAAAAGAGTAGTAGTTTAGATTATATAAATCGCAAAGAATAAAAAAATAAATTAAAAGGGAGAATTACTATGGTTAAAATGAGGGGAAAAGTAAAAGTAATTATATTACCGTATAAAGATTTTAAGCATAGAATTAGACTTACTAAGTATTATGAAAAAGATTATAGTATAGAAAACATGAATGGGTATTTATATATGGTTAGGAGAGTATGAGGTTGATAGAAGTTATATTCGGTAGTGTGGCAATAGTTAGCTTAACGGTATTAATGGCAATTATAAAGGTTAATAAGAATAAGTGTAATATGTGTCATTACAATTGTGATAACTGTGGAGAAAAAGATGTATGCGGCATAAAGAAAGGGGCAAAAAAACTATGATTAATAAAAAAATTTATGAGAAATATAAAAAGAATGTAGAGAATGATTTAAGAAATTATCCATATTGGTTGTTGAGCATAGAAACGCCAGGATTAGGAGCACCTAATAGATGGGGACAAGTAAGCCAAAGTGGATATTTTAAAACAAGTACTGTTGAAGAAGATATGATAAAAGATATGGAAAGAAGATGGAAAGTTGATATTATAACTAAAGTATTAAAACACTTAGATCCTACGAGTAAAACAATAATTGAAGAATGGTATTTTAGAGATAATAATTCCAGAGAAGAATTGTTACAAGAATTAAACATAGATAAAAATAAGTTTTACTATTATAGGAATAGGGCATTAAAAAAATTTATGGTAGCAATAGGATATTTAAAATAATAAAAAAAGTTAGACAAATTACAGACAAATTACAGACAATTTTAATGCAATAGCAAGAAACATAATATATTATATGATATAAGGGTTAAAAGCCCATGCAGGGGTTTTATCGTACAATTAAGGCAACTGCGAAAATAAAAAAATAAACATATTGTGTATGTACTAAAAGCACTTAAGGAATAAAGCCTTGAGTGCTCTTTAATTTATGAAAGGAGTGAGGATATGCTAGGTATGTATACAGGCTTTTTATGTTATAGTTGTAGAAATGAATTTATATTGCTATCAGAAGAATTAGAAAGAACAAAAGGATATTTAGCGTGTCCTTACTGTACAAGTAGAAACGTAAAAAAACAAAAAGTAACAGATAACTTAAAGGAATGTATGGGACATAGCAGTTATAAAAAAATAAAGGGAAAAATAAGGCAGGTGACAAGATGAAATGAATTTTGTCGAGCCTATAAGAGATACTCAAAAGGTAAGAGATATCCAGGAATATCTTAAAAGAACAAATGAAAGAAATTACATTCTCTTTATTACAGGGGTTTATACAGGATTAAGAATATCAGATATATTAAAACTTAAAGTTCAAGATGTTAAAGGTAAAAGGTTTATATACTTAAGGGAGAAAAAAACATCTAAGCAAAACATAATAGAGATTAATAAGCTTTTAGAAAAAGAATATAAGTGGTATTGCTCAGATAAAGAATTAGATGAATACTTAATCAAGAGTAGAGAGGGTGTGAATAAGGCTTTATCTAGAGTACAAGCTTATGAAATAATTAAGAATGTTGGAAAAGATTTTGGAATAGAGAATCTAGGGACACATACCTTAAGAAAAACTTTTGGGTACCATTATTATAAACAAAGAAAGGATATAGGAACTCTCATGAAGATGTTTAATCACAGTTCTCCGTCAATAACATTGAGGTACATTGGAATAATTCAAGATGAAATGAATAAAGCAAGAAGAAACTTTACTATCTAAATTTTTTTAAAACAGTAAAGTTTAACATAATGAGCATGTGTTAAATTGATTTTTACTAAATTGCATTAAAGTATTGGAAAATAAATACTAAGGATATGCTTAATGAGTTTAACAGAATATTAGATATGTCAAGTTAGAGGTGATAAAGTGACAGCTAGATTTAAAAGATATGAAGCAGATAAAGAAACAAGTAAGTTTTATAAGACTTATAAGTGGGTAAAGAAAAGGCAGGAGGTATTAATAAGAGATAACTTTGAGTGCCAAGAGTGCAAGAAGCAAGGGAGGTTTAGACCTGCTGATTGTGTACATCACATAAAGGAACTAAAACAATATCCAGAGTTAGCACTTGATATTAATAACCTTACTAGTCTATGCAATAGATGTCACAATCTTATACATGAAAAGCATATTAGAAGTAAAAAAACTAAATTTATAAATGAAGAACGATGGTAAAACATAGCCCCCCTAATGAAAAAATCGGATTTTTTAAATTTTTTATAGACCGGGGGGTGTTATTCCCAAAGGAGATTTTTTAAAGATTCGCATGAGGGGGGTGCACCCCTAAGAAAAAAAAGGGTGCAAAATAGAATTTCAAATTGTGGAATGAGGTGGTGATTTTGAATGAAAGGGAAAAACTAACATTGAGTGAAAAGGCCCATAAAGACTATATTGCAGGAATGAAGTATAAAGACATAGCTGAAAAATATGAGGTATCTTTAAATACAGTTAAAAGTTGGCAGAAAAGATATAAATGGACTAGAAGTTGCACACCTAAAAAAGGGTGCAAGGGTGCAGGGGTGCAAAGCTCGGGAAATAATAAACTAGCTTCTGAAATAAAAGAAGATTTATTAAAACAATTAGAAGAAAATGAAACTCATGGAAAGCATTATGAGGATTTAGTAAATGACTATATTGCGCTATGGGATATAAAAAATAGGTTAATAGCAGATATAAAAGAAAGAGGTGTATCTGTTGAATGGAATAATGGTAGACAAGTTGGTATGAAAAAAAACGATAGTATACCAGAGCTTAATAAAACGAGTGCACAAATGTTAAAAATTTTAAGCGAGTTAGGATTGAAACCATCACCAAAGGTTGATGATTATGACGATATTTAATAAACATATTGATGAATATATTAACCTAGTTGAAAGCGGAACTATAGTAACTAATAAAGATATAAAAGCGGTAATTAAGTTAATAAAAGAAAAACTATCACAACCCAATGTATATATAGATTCAGAAAAAATTGATAAAGCAATAGAAAAGATACATGAATATTTTCCATATGAGCTATTACCATGGGAAAAATTTATTGTAGGTTTAGTACATTGTTATTATGATGATGGGACTGTTGTTTGGAATACCTTTTTTATAATGATGGGTAGAGGTGCAGGAAAAAATGGTTTTATAAGTGCATTAAGTTGGTACTTTACAACGTCATTTCATGGGAAAAGAGGATATAATGTTGACATAGTAGCGAATAGTGAAGATCAAGCCAAAACTTCATTTGATGATGTTTATGAGGTTATAGACGATAATAAAAGATTACAGAAGGCATTTTATTACACTAAGGAAAAAATAGTATATAAAAAAACTAGGTCATATTTAAAATTCAACACTTCAAATGCTAGAACTAAAGACGGACTTAGACCTGCATGTGTTATATTTGATGAAATACATGAGTACGAAGATTATTCTAATATAAAAGTATTTAAGTCAGCTTTAGGTAAAAAGGAGCATTCAAGAGTTTTTATGATTAGCACTAATGGAAATGTCAGAGGTGGTGTTCTAGATGACTATTTAGAAATTGCCGACGATATTTTGAAAGGTGAAAATAAAACCATGAGAATGATACCTATCATTTATAGACTAGATGATGATACTGAAGTGGATAATAAAGAATTGTGGGAAAAGGCCAATCCATCTATAAGATATTTTAAACATTTAAAGCTTGAAATGGAACAGGAATATGAAGATATGCAATATCAACCTCAACTTGCAATAGAATTTATGACTAAGAGAATGAATAGGCCAGCTCAAGATGCATATACAGTTGTAGCTGAATGGGATAAAATTAAGGCCACTAATCAAGAAATACCAGAGTTAACAGGTTGTTCTTGTGTTGGTGGAGTTGATTATGCAAGTATAAGGGATTTTGTAGGATGTGGATTATTATTTAAATTTGGAGAAAAAAGAATATGGTTACATCATACATTTATATGTCATAAAGCTTTAGAAATACCAGGAAGGCAAATTAAATTTGATGTGCAACTTGCAGAACAAATGGGATTATGTACAATTCTCAGAAAAGTAGATACCGTTGAACCTAAATATATTGCAGAATGGTTTTTAAAGATGGCTAGTAAATATACTATTTTAGATATTAAAGCGGATAGATTTAGAAAATCATTATTAGCTAGTGCTTTTGGTGAGGTAGGACTTCCGTTAAGTGAGGTAGGTAATGGATATGTTACACATAACAAACTAGCACCTTTAATTGAACAACTTTTTGCAAATGAAAATATCATTTACGGAGATGATCCAATGATGAGGTGGTATACTAACAATGTCTATGTTGATACAGATAAAAAAGAAAATAAAAGTTATAAAAAGATTGAGCCAAAGTTAAGAAAAACTGATGGCTTTTTTGCTTTTATACATGCTTTAACAGAAGATGAAAAAGTACCTCAGAGTGTTCCAGATACAAATTATTTTGGATGCTATTCATATTAAAGGAGGTGAGAAATATAGGGATAAGGAGCTTTTTGACTAATATTTTCGGTTCGAAAATGGAAGGTAAGACTATATCTAGCAACCTTAAGGCAGAAATTTTTTATAAAGAGTTTGCTATTCAATCATGTATATCAATAATAACAAATGCTTTAATACTAGCTGAGTTTCAAACATATGAAAAAGGAAAACCTACAAAAATGAATAATTATTATTTATTTAATATAGAGCCTAATCGAAATCAGAATGCTACTGAATTTTGGATGCAAGTTATATCTAACCTTGTTTATGACAATGAGTGTCTAATAGTACAGATTGATGATCAATTATTTGTAGCAGATGAATTTAACCATCAAGAATATGTTTTTTATGAAGATACTTATAAAAATGTTGTAGTTAGAGAATATCCTCTAAACAATATTTATAAAGAATCGGATGTAATTTATTTAAAATTAAATGATTCTAATATAAAAACTGTTATTGATGGATTATATGAAGATTATAGTAAATTACTCGGAACATCAATGTCGTCTTATAAAAAATCCAATGGAACTAAAGGGATTTTAGAGATAAATGGTCAAGCTCCAATTCAAGGACCAGCAAAAGAAAGTTTTGATAGGTTAATGGAAAAGGATTTTAAAAAATATTTAGAATCCGATAATGCAGTTTTACCATTATCTAATACTTATAAATTTAATGAAAGTAAAAAACAAGGTAATGAAAAAGATAGCAGAGATGTAAGAGCAGTAATAAATGATATTATAGATTTTGTTGCAGCAGCATTTCATGTTCCAGCAGGAGTAATAAAGGGAGATATTGCTGGAGTTGAAGGACAAACAGATAACTTTTTAATGTTTTGTATAAATCCTATTGCAAAATTGATAACAGCAGAAATAAATAGAAAAATGTATGGGAAAAATAAATTTATGGATAGAACATATGTGAAAATGGATACTCAAAAAATTAGAAATGTTGATATATCAAGTATGTCTAAGGCAGCAGATCTTCTATTTAGAATAGGAGTTAATTCAATTGATGATAATTTAGAATTGATTGGAAAAGAGCCACTTAAAGAAGAATGGTCTAAAGAACATTATGTAACTAAAAATTATCAATCAGTTCTTAATCCAGATTTAAAAGGGGGTGGAAAGAATGGAACAAAGAACAGTAAATCTTGAATTTAGAAGCACAGATTTTGAAAAAAGGAGCATTGAAGGTTATGCAGCTATATTTAGTGATGAATATGTAAAATTAAAAGATAGGTGGGGAGATTCTTTTTATGAAAAAGTGTCACCAGGAGCATTTTTAAAAACTTTAGCAGACAAAACTAGAGATAAGTTTATGCTTATTAATCATGATTGGAATAAAATTGTAGGTAGAACTAATTCAAACTTGAGTTTAGAAGAAGATACTAAGGGCCTTAGATTTACATTAGAAGTTCCAAATACATCAGATGGTAATGATTTATTAGAAAATGTAAGACTAGGACTTATAAAAGGTTGTAGTTTTGGATTTAATATAATTAATCAGAAAACTAGATGGGATGATGAATGGAATTTTTATAGGGATATCACAGAAGTTGATTTGTTTGAAGTAACAGCAACACCTTTACCAGCATATTCAGATACAGAGATAAATTGCAGGTCAGAATTATCAAATATATGTATAAAAGAAATGCGAGAAAAAGAGCAAACAATTAAATCAAATATTGATAATGAAGAAAATAAAATAAATAAAAAAAGAGGAGCTGAAGTATTATCAGCTTTTTTTAATGCATTTAATTTGGAAAATAGAAAGGAAGGATAGAATATGGGAATGAAAAATTTAGATGATAAAGTAGATATTAATGAAATTAGAGCACAGGTTGATAAAGCACTAAAAGAGGGTGATGATAAAACTGTTTCAGAAGCTTTAGTTAGAATGGCTCAAGGTATTCAAGAAAATATATTAAAAGAAGCTAAATCAGAAGCAAGATCTATGCTTAGTTTAGAGATGAATGACAGAAATGTATTAAATAAGAGAGGGACAAATACATTAACAACAGAAGAAAGAAAGTATTATGAAGCTGTAATTGAAAAAAGAGGTTTTACTGAATTAGAAGTAACGTTACCAAAAACTGTTTTTGATAGAGTATTTGAAGAGTTGGAACAAAACCACCCACTATTAAGTGAGATAACATTTCAAAATACTACAGCAGTAACAGAATGGATTAGAAGAACAACAGATTGTGAAGCTGCATGGTGGGGGGCATTAACAGACCCAATTAAGAAAGAACTCTCACATGGGTTTGATAAGGTTAAAACAGATATGTATAAATTATCTGCATTTATGCCAGTAAGTAAAGCTATGTTAGATTTAGGACCAGAATGGTTAGATAGATATGTTAGGACAGTTTTAAGTGAATCAATATCTTTAGCATTAGAGGCAGCTATAGTTGCAGGTACAGGTAAAGATCAACCAATAGGAATGATAAAGAATCTAAAAGGAGCTGTAGTAGATAAAGTTTATCCAGATAAAGAAGCTAAAACATTAACAGATTTTACTCCAGGAACGCTGGGAAAAGAAATAATGGCACCTTTAACAAAGACTGGAAAAAGGTCAGTGCCATCAGTATTAATATTGGTTAATCCATTAGATTATTGGGAAAAAATATTTTCAGCAACTACATTTTTAACACAGCAAGGCACCTATGTTTTTGGAGTTATGCCTATACCAGCTAAAATAGTACAAACTGTAGCTGTACCAAAAGGGAAGTTGATTGCTGGAATGGGAAAAGATTATTTTATGGGCGTCGGTTCAGGGCAAAAAATAGAATTTTCAGATGAATACAGATTTCTGGAGGATGAAAGAACCTATTTAGCAAAACAATACGCTACAGGAGAGCCAAAGGATAACGAATCATTCCTTGTTTTTGATATTACAAATTTAAATACAGAAGCTCCAAAAACAAAGAGTAAATAATGCTTAAGGAATTAAAGGATAAACTAAAAGTAACTTGGAATGATGAAGATGGAGATTTGCAAAGGAGCCTTGAATCAGGCAAAGAATATTTAGATGGTATAGCTGGAACTAGTCTTAATTTTGAGACTAGTTCTTTTAATAAAGAGCTTTTATTCGAGTATTGTAGATATTCTTATAACAATGCTATAGAATATTTTGAAGAAAATTTTCAAAGACAATTAATTCAATTACAAATACAAAATGTAAATTTAAAAGAAGAATATGGTGAAAATTTATGTTAACGAAAAAACAAATAATGAATAATTTATCAATTGTATTTAATAAAAAAATTTCTATTTTACAATTTAAAGATGTTAAAAATGAGATAAGAGATACAGAACAAAAACTTGTAGAAATAAATGAAATGTGGGCATTCATAACAAGCCTCGCAAAAGGGGCTGAATATCTAGAAAACAAGAAAATACAACAAAAATTGATTTATAAAATAATAATAAGAAAAACAAGTATAGAAATTAATCAAAGTATGTTTATAAAATACGAAGAGAAGTTATTTAATATAAAGGATATAGTAGATATAAATAGTCCTTATATAACTTTATTTGTAGAAGAAAAAGAATCAGAACAGAATAAATAATAAAGAAAGAGGGATAAGTATGAATATAGTAGATGAATTATTAAAAATAGATGAAGGTAAAATAGAGAAAGTAGAAAAGGAATATAAGATAAAATTAAAAAAATTAGGCAATAAGGAATTTACATTTGTAGTAAAAGAAGTAGATCCAGAATTAATAAGTGAGTATCAGGAAGGCTTAATCGATATGGAAGGCAAGAGTGTTGAAATTTCTGGGACATTTAATATGAAAGCTAATTTAATAGCTGAAAGTTGTGCTGATGTATTTAGAAATCAAGAATTATTAAAAAAATTTAAATGTCCAACACCAATAGAACTTATGAAAAAAATAATGACAGGTGGAGAAATAGAAAAGCTATATGATTTTGTACAAGATATAAATGGATTTACAGAGGAGAAAAAGAAAGATAAAAAAAAGAAATTAAAGAATTAATATATGCAGATGCAGAGATAAATACAGCATATTTCTTATTTAAATATAAAGATTGGAAACCAACAGACTATTATAATTGTAAACCTGGTGAAAGATTAATAATACAAAGTTTTATTGAAAAGCATGTAGAAGAAGAAAAGGAGCAATTAGAAAGAGAAGAAGAAGCATATGGAGAGATGTAAAATAATGAAGCATTTACTTAATTGTAGATGATTTTAATATATTTAAAATGGAGTGAGTATAAAGGATGAAGAATATAGGCAAACCACCTAAACAATCAAGCAAAGAAATAAATGTGAAATTAAGTATAGATACAACAGAGTTTGAAAATAAATTAGACAGAATAGAAAGGAAGATAGATATAATAAAAGCTAAATCAGATGCAATTGACTTTAGTAAAAATCTTAATATAGTAAAAAGAACTATAGATGAAATTGATATAAATAAAATAGCAGAAGAATTAGCGAAAGCTTTAAGAAACACTATTAATAAAGTATCTATGTAAAAAGCTAAAAATAATAGATGCTGGGATGGTAGGTGATAATAGGTAATGGAAATGAGTTTTGAAGGGTTAACTGCATTAAGAGAGGATTTTGAGTATATTAGAAATTACTTACCTTACGTAGAGGATGAGTTGTTAGAAAAATCGGGGAAAAAGCTAAGAAAATATTGCAAGGATAGGACACCTATAAAAGATCATAAAGGAAAACATGTTAAAAATAGCTATAAATTAAGTGAAGTAAAGCGTGAAAGTGATGTTAATTATATTGAAATGGCAAATACGTCACCGCATTTTCATTTAGTCGAAAGAGGGCATAGACAAGTAAGTAAATCAGGTAGAGAAATAGGATTTATACCAGGTATACACATGGTAGAAAGGGGTTCGGAAGAGTTTGATGCACAATTCCCAGAAGAAGTTGAAAAAATGTTAGATAAGATGTTAAAGAAGGTGAATGGGTGATAAGTATACTAGATATAAAGAAAGTTATAAATTCTAAATTAAGTGATATAGAAGATGTGAAGGTATACGGTAATGAAGTTAAAGAAGGTTTTGAAAGACCTTCTTTTTTTGTTCAACTTTTTATGGAGAATAATGATTTATTTTCTTATAGTGTTACTGAAAATTTTATAATAGTTGAGATAGTTTATTTTAGCAAAGAAAATACACAGTTAGATAATCTCAAAATGTATGAAAAACTTAAAAAAAGTTTTAGTTCACCTTTAGAATTAGACAATAGAAAAATTCTACCACAAAAAATTAGAGCAGATTTTAATGATGTTTTAAGCTTTAAATTTAATTTGAATTTTTATGATGATGCTTATATAGAAAAAGAGAAATTAGAACCAATAGATAATATTGAACTAGATATAAATATGAAAGGAAAGTGATATAAATGGGATTGCCAGAAATTAATATTACATTTAAATCCCTAGCTAAGAGTGCTATAACTAGAAGTAGCAGAGGAACAGTTGCACTTATACTAAAAGATACAGGAATATTTAATATACCAATAAAAATTACAGATGTTACTAAAATTCCTGTAGGTTTAAATGATAATAATAAGGAACAAATTAAACTAGCACTAAAGGGTGGATATAATGCTACTAAAGAAGTGCTAGTTTTTATTGTTGGATTAGAAGGAAAAGCAGAAGATAGCTTTACACCTTTATTAAATTATAAATGGGATTATTTGGCCATACCAGAAATAGAAAACCTAGATAAAGATACAGTTGCAACTTTTATCAAGAGTATAAGAGAAAATAAACACAAAAAAGTAAAAGTAGTATTACCAAATTGCAAAGGGGACAATCAGGGGATAATAAACTTCACAGCAGATGAAATAAAAGTAGGAGATAAAACTTATGAAACAGCTCAATATTGCGGAAGAATAGCAGGAATATTAGCAACAACTCCACTTAATATTAGTGCTACATATTTTGTATTGCCAGAAGTTGAATCTATAAAAGCTATAGAAGATGAGAATAAAGCCATAGATAATGGAGAACTCATACTAATTAATGATGGTGAGAAAGTTAAAATAGGCAGGGCGGTAAACTCCTTAACTACTTTAAAAGATGATATAAGTGAAGAGTGGAAAAAAATTAAAATAGTAGATACCATGGACTTGATATATACAGATATAAGGAAAACATTTGAAGATGATTATATAGGAAAAGTAGCCAATGATCTTGATAATAAAATGGTGTTTATAACAACAGTAAATAGCTATTTAAAAAGTCTAGAACAAGAAAATTTATTAAATGCTGGCAAAAACTATACTCATTTAGACATGGAAACACAAAAATTATATATAGGCAGCAAAGGTATAGATATAGAAAACATGAAAGAAGATGAAATAAAAGAATATAATACAGGTTCAAAATTTTTCTTAGGTGGAAAAATTTCAATATTAGATGCTATGGAAGATTTAGATTTTGGAATGGAGGTTGAATAAACATGGATATTTTTGAAGGTAAAAGAGTTATAAATGGTACCTTTGGATATGTATGGCTTGATGGTGAACAAATGAGTGAATGTACAAAATTGAATGCGAAAGTAAGCTTAAAGAAAACTGCTGTACCTATGTGTGGCAAACTAGCAGATGATTTTAAAATAACAGGTGTAGAACAAAAGGGAAGTATGAAACTACAAAAAATTTCTTCCAAGATGACTAAAAAAATAGGAGAAGCTATTAAGCAAGGGAAAACTCCAAGTTTCACGATAATAAGTAAACTAGCTGATCCAGATAGTTTAGGAACAGAGAGAATAGCCTTATATGGAGTTACTTTTGAGGAGATAAACTTAATAGATTGGGAAAGAAAGAAAATGGCAGAGGAAACTATTAACTTTACTTTTCTTGATTTTGAATTTTTAGAAACTATTTAGGTACTGAATTATTATAGTGCCTTTTTTTATTCCCTTATTTTATTCCCTTATTTTATATAGAAGGGAGGTAAATGAATATAGCTAGAATTGTAGATTGTGTAATTAAATTAAGAGACCAGATGTCAGGAACATTAAAAACTATAGAAAGTAATATGGTTGGATTCGATAAAAATCTTAATAATCTAGGGAAGAGTGCTGGGAAAATAGGAAAGGATCTTGGGCGTGTTGGTAGCAGCATAAGTAATCTTGGAGATAAGATGAAGATGGCAGCTATTCCGATAGCTGCAGCAGGTATTGCAAGTGCTAAAATGGCTATGGATTTTGGAGAGAACATTGCCAATATTAATACTTTATTAGATGATCCTTCCCACCTTGAAACATATAAAAGGCAGGTTCTTGATGTAAGTAGACAAACTGGAATGAGCTTAGATATAGTAGCTAAAGGTATGTATACGGCAGTGTCTTCTATTGGAGATGGAAAAGAAACACAAGCTATATTTAAAACTATGGCTAATGCAGCTAAAGCGGGTGGGGCAGAAGTAAATGACTCTGTTGCACTTATAAGTGCTGCAATGAAAGGGTATGGGAGTATAAATGATACTACAGCTAAAAAAATAAGTGATTTAGCCTTCCAGACTGCAAAGTTAGGTGTTACAACTTTCCCAGAAATGGCTAAGAGTATGCAACCTTTATTTCCCTTAGCTAAAAATTTAAATTTTAGCTATGAAGAATTATTTGGAACTATGGCTACACTAACTGGTGTTACAGGTAACACATCAGAAGTAAGTACACAATTAAAAGCTGTGTTCTCCAACATGATGAAACCTACTAAAGAGATGTCTGCTTTGATGCAAAAATATGGTTTTAGTAATGCTCAAGCAATGGTTAAAAGTAAAGGATTAGCAGGTACAATAGATATCCTTAAAAAAGAGACTGGTGGTCAAGCTGACAAAATGAGCAAACTATTTTCTAGTACAGAAGCAGTAACAGCGATTATGGCACTAACAGGAGCCAACTATTCTGATTTAATTAATAAAACTAAAGAAATGGGAATAGCTACTGGATCAACCGACAAGGCTCTTGAAAAAATTAGCAGCACTACAAAAGATAAATTTAATAAATCTATAAATAATCTCAAAGTTACTATGGTTGAATTTGGAGAAATCCTATTACCTATTGTAACTAAAATAACTGATGGAATAAATAGGGTTATAACTGAACTTAATAATTTAACACCAGCACAGAAAAAAACTGCTGTTGAGTTTGGATTATTTATGATTAAAGCTACTGCTTTTGTTGTTATATTAGGAAAAGTGACTAGCAAAGTAGGTAGTACATTAAAATCTTTTAATAAATTTACAAGGTCTGTTAAGGACGCTGGAGGTATACTAAAATGGATAACTAGCCCAGCACACTTAGTAGTGTTAGCTATTACTGCAATTTTGATTGTGTTAGCACTATTAATAATTCATTGGAAAGATGTATGCGAATTTACAAAAAAGGCAAAAGCAAAACTTATTGAATTAAAGGAACAGGCGCTAGATAAACTAAAAAATATATTAGATACTGTTAAAGAAAAATGGAAAAAACTAAATGACAAAATAAATGATTTTAAAGATAAACTAAAAAAAGCTGAACCACAAATAAAATCTGTTGCTAAAGTATTGGGCACAATTTTTGGACCTGCACTAGTAAAAACAGGAGTACAAGCTGGAATCGCAGGTGGGAAAATTGCAGGACAATTTGTAGCTTCTGTTGTTAAAACGGGGACGCAAGCTGTAATAAATGGAGCAAAATTAACAGGAAGTTTTATTGCTTCTATAATTAAAACAGGAGCCCAAGCTGTAATTGCAGGAGCAAAATTAACAGGAAGCTTTATTACTTCTATAATTAAAACAGGAGCACAAGCCGCAAAAACTGCAGCAATTATAACGGGAAAATTAATAGTAGCTATAATTAAGTATGCTTTAGAAGGATGGAAAGCGGTTGCAAGTATTACAGCACAAACGATAGCGTGGATAGTTCAAAAAGCAATTGTAGTAGCACATACAATTGGGTTAATAGCACTTAAAGTTGCACAGATTGGACTTACAGGAGCAACAACAGTATTAACAGGAGCAGTAAACTTATTAAATTTAGCTTTTGTAGCAACTCCTATCGGCTGGATTGTCTTAGGTATTGCAGGGATTATTACAGCAGTTGTGTTATTGTACAAAGCATGGAAAGAAAATTGGGGTGGAATCCAAGAAAAGACTAAAGAAGTTATAGATAAAATAAAAGAATGGTGGAATAATTTAAAAGAATTTTTTAAGAATCCAATAAAAGGAACCATAGAACTAGCTAAAAAAGGGGCTACGTGGGTACAGGAAAAAGTAAGTGGTAGCCATGCTACAGGACTTCAAAGAGTGCCATATAATGGTTATATGGCAGAGCTTCATGAAGGTGAACGTGTATTAACTAAGCAACAAACCGGAGAATGGGAACAAGGGAAAGGGAGTAACGGAATCAATATTAATATAGATAAGATGGAAGTTAGGAACGATTCAGATATAGAAAGGGTTGCAGAAACTTTAGCAAGAAAACTAAATATATATCAAGCAAATTTAGCTTAAGAGGGTCACTCCCTCTTATTTTAGTTAGGAGGGGAGAGATGAATAATTGGACAGAAGCATTAGAATTTTATTTAAAAACACCTTATGAAGTAATACAATTCCCAGTTGCTCCGCAGGAATTTAGTGTTGATTTTCCAAGTTTAAATAAGACTATAAATGTATTAAATTTTGGAGAGGTACCAATTTTAGGATCAAATGCTCTGCGTACATGGACTATAAGCAGCTTTTTCCCAGCACAAGAATATAGTTTCTGTCAATGCAAACCTAAAGAGCCTATGTGGTATTGTAGGCTGATAGATAGTATAAAATATCATAAAATTCCTTGTAGATTTATAGTAACAACAACTAGATTAAATAACGCTTGCAGTATAGAAGAATTTAATTGGGGCGTTAAAGATGGAACTAGAGATATATATTTTACTCTAAGTTTTAAAGAACATAAAGTTGTTGGGCAAAAGAGAGTGGTTGTAATATGATTAGAATTTATAAAAACTATAGAGGAAAGACAAGTGAGATAACTAATTTCTGTACAAGTGTAACGTTAAGTGGTAGCTTAACAGAGGTAAGTAGGAAATTGGAATGTACATGTTTTTATAAGATATGGGATCATAATCATGTTAACGAACAAATAGGACCTATAACAAAGGTTTGGGCAGTATTGGATAATAAAGAAATTTTTAGGGGTATTGTAATAGATAGAAGCATAAATAGTGATGAAACATTAACATTTACTGCTTTTGATTATGCTTTTTATCTTGTTAAGAATAAAGTTACCTATAATTTTAAAAATATTACAGCAAATAATGCAACTAAGAAAATACTATCTGAAATTGGAGTACAAGCTGGATCTATAGCTAGTAGTAATATAAAAATTAACCGATTGATAGCTCAAAAAACTGTTTATGATTCAATTATGGAACTGTATACGCAAGTAAGTAAGCAAACAGGAAAGCAATATTATGTATACATGACAGGGCTTAAGGTTAATGTAGGAGAGCTAGGAAAAAATGTATCTAGTAAAGCTATAAAGCCTACATCCGATGTGTTTCATGGTGATGGTAATATGTTAAGTTTTGAATATAAGGACACTATGAGCAACATGGTAAATAGAGTAAAAATATATGATGATAAAAATGGTTATATAGGAAAAGTGGAAAATAGCAGTATGATTAAAACATATGGAATATTGCAAGATAACTATGTAAAGGAAGAAGATAAAAATGCTAATGTAGTAGCCAGAAATATGTTGCGTGGTGCTGATAAGGAATTTTCTTGTACTACAATAGGTAATTATGATTACAGAACAGGAAGTGCGGTTATAGTTAAATTATTTGCTATAAGTTCTTTGTTAAATACAAAGATGTATGTGATTGAGGATAACCATACATGGGATATTGAAACTGGAACATATACTACAAATCTGAACCTATCATATGTAAATAAAATGGATGCAAAAGAAGATTAAGAGGTGATAAAATGGATAATCCATATTTAACTATATTACAGATAATGAAGAAACAGGGTACACAAGAAACACCTTTTATTACTTTAGGGAAGGCTATAAATTCTACAACAATACAAGCGGGAGATTTACAATTAACTAAGGATAATTTATTAATAAATAAAGATATTACATTAAATAGTGGGGATACAGTAGCAGTGTATCCTATAAATAATGGACAAATATATATTGTATTATGTAAGGTGGTGTAAAAATGAGTATATTTCCAGATGAAACAATAGAAAATGCAGAAGAAATAAACGAAACTTTACATAAAGAACAACTAAAGTTATATAAAGAATATGCAATAGATTTTAATACAGGACAATTCTTATATGATGATACAGGTAAGAATATTATAGTAGGGAAAAATGAAGCAATTAAAATATGGATATGGAAGGCGTTGCAGACAAGTAGAAATAGATATTTAATCTATAGTAGTAACTATGGGCATGACTTTGAAACCATAATAGGAAAGGGATATAATAAAAATTTAATTAATAGTGAATTAGAAAGGTTAATTGAAGAATGTCTACTAGCTAATCCATATATAACAGAAATATTAGAAATTAATACAGATTTTAAAGGCAGTAAGCTATATATTTATGTGACAGTTAAAACTGTTTACGGGACGGTGAATGTAGATGTATGAAGAAACTAGAGAAGATATATTAAATAGGATGAAGAATAATACAAATGATGAACTTAATAAAGGAGAAGGGACATATATACATGATAATTTGACACCAGTTTCTATAGAATTAGAAAAACAAAATATTAAATTAAATGACGTATTAAATAAAGTGTTTATAGAAAAAGCTCTAAGAAATGGATATGAAGATGAAGTAATTGCTAGATGTGCTGAAATGGGGATATATAGGAAAGAAGGAAAAAATGCTACTGATACAATAACTCTTATAGGTGCAGAAGGCATTATAATTGAAAAAGGATTCTTAGTGCAAACAAAAAACAATATACAATTTAAAACTATAGAAGAAAAGATAATCCCAGGTTGTGGAGAAATAGATATACCAATACAAGCTTTAGATGTTGGAAGTAGATACAATGTAAAAGCTAATACTATAGTAGAAATGCCTATACAAATAGTAGGTGTAACAGAAGTTACAAATAAAAATAATATTACTAATGGTATAGACATAGAGCCTATAGAAGATTTATATAAAAGATATAAAGTGAAAGTAACTACTCCAGCAACAAGCGGAAACAAATATCATTATTATTTATGGGCTATGGAAGTGCAAGGAGTAGGAGATTGTATTGTAAAACCTTTGTGGGATGGAAATGGAACAGTAAAAGTAATTTTAATAGACAGCAACAAGAAAAAGCCTAATGAAGAAATTATAAAAAATGTAAAAGAACATATAGAGGAAGTTAGACCAATTGGAGCTTCTATCACAGTTGTTGGAATAGAAGAATCTAATATAAATATTAATGTTAATATACAGATAGATACATCTACTACCTTAGAAGAAGTAAAAGAAAAAATAGAAAATAATATAAATGATTATTTTAAAACTATAGCGTTTAAAGAAAAAGTAGTTAGATATACAAGGATAGCAAGTTGTATATTAGATGTACAAGGGATAATAGATTATGAAAAACTTAAAATAAATGATAGTACAGAAAATATAAAATTAAATGATGAACAAGTAGCAATTCTTGAAAGTGTGGTGGTAAATAATGTTTAATAAGTATTTACCATCTTTTTTATTAGATAATAAAGAATTAGTAGAAATATTAAAAGTTTCAAATTCAGAAATTAAAAGCATAGATAATTTAATACAAGATCTATATGAACAATGTTTTATTAAAACTGCAACCTGGGGGCTTAAATTTTGGGAAGAAAATTTAGATCTTAAAACAGATATTAGTAAAACTTATGAAGAACGTAGAAGCATTATTTTAGCTAAGTTAAGAGGGCAAGGAACTACAACTAAAAAAATGATACAAAGTGTTGCGGAGTCTTTTGTAGATGGAATAGTAAAGGTTATAGAAAAAAACAAAGACTATGCTTTTACTATTAATATAGAAAGTGTAAAAGGATTTCCATATAAATTAGATAGTTTGTATAATGCTATAGATGAAATAAAGCCAGCACATTTAGGAACAGAGTATAACCTTAAATCTACAACAAAAGATAAAGTAAGATTTGCAAGTATAACAAGATGTGCTGAAACAATTACGGTTTATCCATGGACACCAAAAGAAACCCATGTAAAAGGTAAGATATATATTCCCACAACCAATACTAACGATTTTGAAACTACAACAATTTATCCTAAAGGAGGTAATTAAATGGAGCAATTTTATACCTTGCTTACAGACATAGGAAAGGCAAAAATAGCTAATGCTACTGCATTACAAAAGAAATTAGAGTTATCTAAAATTGTATTAGGGGATAGTAAAGGAAGTTACTACGGACCAACGGAACAGCAAACACAGTTAAAAAACAAAGTTTGGGAAGGGGAAATAACAGACAAATTTATAGACAAAGATAATCCTAATTGGATAGTAGTACAAACTATTATTCCTAGTCAAATTGGTGGGTTTACTATCAGAGAGGCTGGAGTAGTAGATAGTGAAGGAGATTTAGTTTTAGTTGCTAAATATCCAGAAACTTATAAGCCTAAAGTTGAAAATGGATCTACTAAAGATATAACTATCAATTTAATTTTAGAAGTATCTAATGTAGAAAATGTAACTCTTAAAGTGGACCCGACAATAATTTTTGCTACTAAAAAAGATATAGAAAATGTTAAAAAAGAAGTAGCAGAAAATACGCTAAGTAAAGAAGACATACAAACTACTATAGAAAATATAAAAGCATCAGATATAAAAACATCTTCAGGAGCAACAGTTGAGACACAATTGGCTGATATTACGACAGATAATAAAAGATTAACTAAAGATAAAACAATCACAGGAGCTATAAATGAGCTTTTTACAAATGCCAATAATGGTAAGAATCTGATATCCAGCGTTGTTGGAAGTCCATTGTTGGCCACTGATACCTTTCAACAACAACATGATAAAATTCAAACATTGAAAAATACTTTTGCTACTAATTTAACCGCTAAAGAACAACCATCAGCCGGTAATGAAACATTGTTAAATTTAATAAATAAAGTAGCTAATATAAATGTAGGTAAAAAGTATGCTAAAGGAGAACTTACAGAAGTTGAATTTACAGAAAACTATATAATATCTTATTTAGATTTTAAACCAAGTATTATATTAATATCTGGTTGGGAAAATCGAAGTCCCAATTATGTAGATTTTACAATAAACATGATATACACTAGTGATGGCTTTATATGTGGAGGACAGCACACATATGACCAATTAAAAGGATCTACGCTTTTAGTACGTGCCGGTGCAGGATCAGGCAATAATTTTCAATTTTCAACTAATTTTACAGATGATATAACAGCAACTAATAATGGATTTGTTATTAAACAAAGCTCATTTTTGCAATATATCCATAGTAATTTTAAATGGGTAGCAATAGAATAGGGGTGATAAAATGCAATTTGGTAAAAGATTAATATTTGATAAAAATACAGGTGTTATTTTAAATAATTCGTTCGGTGAAATAGTTACAACTTCAAATATAGATTTAAGACCAAAAGAAATAGATTTCATAGATTTACCGTATAGTTATAATGAAAATAATTTTAAAAATGCAATAGAATATCATATAGATATTTCTAAAAATAAAAACACTAGCAACTTAAAAGATTTAATTGTTATAACACAATATATGGAACGTGTAGAAACCAATGAAGAGAAACTTAAAAGAGAAAAGCAAGAATTAGAAAATCAATTGCTTTTACAAGCAGACAATAATTTAGATGGAGGTATTTTATAATGGAAGTTAATATGGTGATAGTAAGAATATGTGCGGAGAGAATAGTAGATGAAGGTTTAAATCCAAAGACAGGTAAGGTATACATCCTAGATGATGTAACTAATAAAGATTATAGAAAAGCTATAGAGGATTATATATTAGAACATACAAAAGAAGTTTAAAACTGAGTAGAAATAAATTTACTTAAAGCAAAAAAATTATGAAGTTGATTAACTATATAAAAAGTCATGATAATTTATGCAATATTTTTAAAAAATATCAATTTAACTGTATTTTTGGATATAACAGTAGATTTGAATGAATAAATTCAAAATATGATTGAATTCAAAATTTTACATTTAATTCCTACAGTGTTAACATTTACAGTGTAATATTTATTGCACATTTTTGAAGGAAAGGAAATGATTTCATGAACAAAAAAATTAAGTTTTTAACTACTACTTTATGTGGAGTTATTTTATCTTCTGGTTTAGCTTTTACAAATGTAAAAGCTGCATCTACTATGCCAAATAATACGCAGAGTTTAACTACTTTAAGTAGGCGTATAAATAAGTCAGATTTTAAATGTAATACTTATCAAGATGGTTATAATCAAGTTCACACTGAAATAAATTCATATGATGGTGATACTCATTATTTTAAAACTCTAGTAATATTTTATGATGGAAATACAGAAGTGGATATGCTTAGCAGTGATAAAACTACAAAAGGAAGATATGGAGCTGGGTTTGGAACATATAATGATTGGACAAGAGCAGAAGTACATTATTACGTTGACAGTGAGCCGGTAGCAATTCAAAATGTGTATCAATAAGAATAGTACCAATTTTATAATTAAATAATAGGTTTAGGAATTTATAAAAGAAGTTTGTATAATTATTATATGAACTTCTTTTATGATTTAGGAAAAAATTGTGATAAGGAAATGCAAGATTTCAGATAGTCTTTTTATTATAATTTTATTTAAAATGCAAAAAAAGTTTCATATATATCACATATATGGAATGGAAATTACATTTTTACGTAGAATAACTATAATATAGACTATACAAGTAAAGCATTTTAGAAGGGTGAATATGTTATGAAATCAAAGAGAATAATAGCATGTTTAATGGCACTTTCAGTTATTGTTACAAGTACTTTAGCTTGTGGAATAAGAGTTCAAGCAGAAAGTATAAGAAGTAATGTGGAGCAAGAAAGTAATATTAAATCCATAATACCTGTTAATCAAAAATTTTCAGCTTATTATGAGCGCCCTTCTGGTTTGAAAAGGAAGGTAAATAATATGATATTATATGATTTATTAAAAAATTTAATTGATAATAATTACTATGAAAAGGAAGATATGAATAATAAACTAAATGTATTCTATACCTTTAACCAGATTGCTATAGAACAGTATAGCAATCTGGTTAAAGTTAACCCAACTGCTAAAGAAGATACTACAGAAAAAGTTGTTACACAATAGATAAATAAGGCGACACAACAAAATATTTTATAAAGGCAAAATAGTGGACCATATAGGTCTTTTTATTTTGCCTATTTTTATTAAGAGAGGTGCAAAATGAATAAAGAAAATATTTTTAATGGAATTGTAGCAGCTATAGGTACATGGTTTACTTATATTTTTGGTGCATGGGATACTCCTTTAGCAGCATTAGTAGGGTTTATGCTTGTAGATTATGCAACAGGAATGGTTGCATCTTATATAACCGACAAGCTTAACAGCAAAATAGGGTTTAAAGGTATTTTGAGAAAATGCATGATTTTATTAGTATTAATTCTAGGAGTACTATTAGATAGGCTACTTAACGATGGAACATGGGTATTTCGCACTCTGATTTGCTACTTCTATATAGCAAATGAAGGATTAAGTATTATAGAGAATGTAGGTAAATGCGGTGTTAACTATCCACCAGCATTAAAAAATGCATTAGAGCAATTACAAGAAAAAGATATTCATAAAGAGCAGGATCAGTAGTTCTGTTCTCTTTTATTATCAAAAATATAGGAGGTATAAGATGGCTAAAGGAATAGATATAAGTATGCATAATGGTACAGTAAATTTCAGTGCTGTAAAGTCTAGTGGTTGTAATATAGTAATTATAAAAGCTACTGAGGGAGTAAATTATGTAGATCCTTGCTTAAATCAACACTATAATGGAGCAAAAGCACAAGGATTAAACATTGGTTTCTATCACTTCATGTCGGAGAAAACAAACCCTACTCAACAAGCTATAGATTTTTGGAATGCTATAAAAGGAAAACAGTTTAATATAATACCTACTTTAGATATAGAAACTAATAACATGGGTAGAAGTCAAAAACAAATATCGGATAGATGTATAGAATTTTTAACTAAATTCAAGGCTTTAAGTGGCTATAACTGTTTAATATATACAGGAGGTTACTTTGGTAGAGATAATTTAGATAGTAGAGTAAAAAAATACAAAGGGTGGATAGCTCATTATGGAGTGAATACCCCTATGCAGACAGGGTTTGTGGCTGTTGGGCATCAGTACACAGAAGATGGCCATATAAATGGAATAAGTACCCGTGTAGACTTAAACAATTTTACAGATGGTATTTTTATTGGGAAAGCTACAAATGCATTAGAAACAAGAGAAATGAAAATACAAAATATGTTAGTAACTATAGGTTATCCTATAGGACCTTCTGGAGTTGATGGAATTATAGGTAATGGAACTATCACAGCTATAAAAGCCTTTCAGAAGGATTGTAACTTAACTGTAACTGGCAATGTAGATACTAAAACATGGAATAAGCTTGAACAAGAATATAATAAAAAATTAGGTATAAAGCCAAATAATAAGGAGGAATTTGATATGGATAAAGTTGTATTATATTTTGGACCTTTAGACGCTTTAAGTGCGGTATTGGTATCTCAAAAATATCAATGTCCTATGATGCTTAAAAAGGACTTTGAAGATAAAAAATTAAAAGCAAAAGAAATGATAATTATAGGTGGTAAACCTGGAACAGACAGATATGATTCTTTTAAAGATGCTGCTAAACTTTTATAA